GGACAAGAAGAAGAAACCTACAACATTGTAGCTGCTCATGGATATTTTGGTCGCCTTATTTTTCAGTACGCTAGTTTTAATAACTCTCGTAGTCTTCACTTTTTCTTGGCAGCTTGGCCTGTTGTCGGTATTTGGTTCACTGCTCTGGGCGTGTCAACCATGGCGTTCAACCTAAATGGCTTTAACTTTAATCAGTCAATCACTGATAGCCAGAATCGTGTCATCCCTACATGGGCAGACATCTTGAATCGTGGTGGTCTGGGTATGGAAGTGATGCATGAACGTAATGCTCACAACTTCCCTCTCGACCTTGCTAGTGTTGAAGCAACTCCTGTTGCTCTAACTGCACCAGCTATCGGCTGAGGTACTTGACAAAACTCTCTAAACCGCCTACAATGCGTAGGCGGTTTTTTATTGATTATGACAACCTATAAAATCTGGATCAGCTCTGGAGACGATTCTTTTGCTCGGACATACTTCAATGAACTTGGAGCAGTTCAATTAACTCAAGAACAAGTCGATAAGTATTTTACTTTTGACGAAGATGGTGAAATTGAATTTGACCAAGACATTCTTTCAGAAGCAACTGAAAAAGAGTACGATGATCCTGAACGTGATATGCCATCATGGGATACCATTACTGATGGGTGTCTTTGTTGGGGTCCTGATGTAGATGACCAAAACATTGGTGTCTGTTTGGAGGAAGATGAGGATACTCAAATCTGGGTCAAGCCACTTTCTACTTTGACTTATTATACGGCAGAAGATATTGAAAATTCTGTACATTATGAAGAAGATGCAGGGAATGCTGTAGCTTGCATTCGATATGAGATGGAAGATTCTGATGGCGTTTGGATCGTTTACAATTCATATGAGCGTGGTGGTTACATTGGTGGTTTTGAATTGCCTGATGGCGAAGAATTTGATCCTTCTAAATTGATTGTTTATCTTACAGAAGTTGCTGAATGCTGGACTGTTGTAAGTGGAGTTGAATACAATGGCGAGGATGTTTATTGCGATGGAGATACTATTGGTAAAGGCATTGATTGGTATGTTTATCACAAAGGAAACCTTCACAACTTTAAATAACATGAACATTACAATTTACACTACGACTGGTTGTATATACTGTGATAAAATTAAAGAACTTATGCAAAGAGCGGGAGTAGAATATACATCTATTCTTGTTGGCAAAGATATTACTAGAGAGCAATTTAAAATTAAATATCCTCTTGCTTCTGGATTCCCATTCACGATAATTGACGATGAAGAAATTGGTGGGTTAGTAGAAACAGTTAAATTATTTGTTGAAAGAGGATTAGTATCATCAAAGAAAAATGTCTAATACTAATAAAATGTCTATAAATAAAGGTGTGGAGCTAATGCTCAGGAGGGTTGTAAGAGAACCTAAAACATTTGGTCTAAAGATTAATAAATCTTTCTCCCTCCGAAATAAACAATTCTTTTTTAAATTTGAATTTGTTTGGAGGGACTTAAACTAACCCAAGTCACTCGGAGAATTAAAAATGGAATCACCTACGATACTCTTTTTCATGAGTTGTTTTGTAGTTTTATTTTTTATAGTTGGAATTATAGCGGGGTGGTTTATTAATGACATTGTTTATAATTTTTCTAATAAAAATAATTCTCTTCAACTTCATCCTGAATTATATGATGAAAATGGACTTTGGATAAATGAAGAATTGTATTCAGTAAGATTTGTTGACACAGAAGAGGAAGAAGAAGAGGATGATTATTATTGATATGAACCAGATTATGATTTCTAATCTTATGGTTCAAATTAAAAATGACGAAATAAATGAAAATTTAGTTCGTCATATGGTACTTAAAAGTTTATATGCATATGAGAAACAGTACTCTTCTGAATATGGGGAGATAGTTTTAGCGTATGATTCTAAGAGTTATTGGAGAAAAAACTATTTCCCTTTTTATAAACAGAACAGAAAAAAAGATAGAGATAGTTCTAAACATAATTGGAAATCTATTTTTGATGTTCTTAATAAAATAAGAGATGAAATAAAAGAGTATTTTCCATATAAAGTTTTAGAAATTTATGGAGCAGAAGCAGACGATGTAATATCTGTTCTTTGTAAAAATAAGCGTAAAGATAAAATACTAATTTTATCTGGAGATAAAGACTTTATTCAATTACAAAAATACCCAGGAGTATATCAATACAATCCAGTTACAAAAAATTATATTTGTACAGATAATCCGTACTCTTATGTTAAAGAACATATTATAAGAGGAGATAAGTCTGATGGTATACCTAATATCTTATCAAAAGATGATACATTTGTTTCTGGAGAAAGACAAAAACCAATTAGTCAAAAAAAATTAAATGTATGGGTAGATCAAGATCCAGAAAAATTTTGCGAAACACAAGAACAGTATAAAAATTTTTGTAGGAATAGAACGTTAATTGATTTTGAATATATTCCAGAAGAAATACAAACAAAAATTATGGAAGAATATTATTCTATAAATATAGATGATAAAAAAGTTCCCTTGTCATACTTTCGTGAAAACCAATTGACTGATTTGATTGAACATTATTTTTTTCGTAGTAAATCGCCATTTTGAAAATGAAACTATTAATTTCTGAAGTACTTCAAAAAGTAAGTAATGCTAAAACTAAAGCAGAAAAAATAAAACTATTAAATGATTATAATACTCCTGCTTTACGCTCCATTTTAATTGCTAATTTTGATGAAAGTGTAATCTCTATGCTTCCCGAAGGTGAAGTTCCTTTTAATGTAAATGATGCTCCAAAAGGAACAGATCATACAGTGTTAGAAAAAGAATATCGTAAATTGTATTTGTTTTTCAAAGGAGGAAGTTCATCTTTAAAACAATCTCAAAGAGAAAATTTGTTTATTCAAATGTTAGAAGGTCTACATGAAGAAGAAGCAAATCTTTTGGTATTGGTGAAAGACAAAGCACTTGGTAAGAAATACAAAATTACTCGTGCTTGTATTGAAGAAGCATTTCCACATATTCAATGGGGTGGACGTTCTTGATATGAAAATATTGCATGAACAATGTGACCCCATATTAGCTAATGATCGTTCATTGCCATATAATTCTTATCTGGTTGTATACGAATTAGATAATTCTGTTGCACATGATATTGTTACTTGTGATAAGAAAATAGAAATATTTGATTATTACTGGGATAGGTATCGTGAAAAATTTAAGTCCTTTAAACAAACTGAAGGAAGAATTAATCCTAGATTATGGTCTTGTGATACTAAAAAAGATAAAAAGAAAAAATAAATGGGCAAGCATTACTTATTAAATTTGTATAAATGTTCATTATCTTTATTAGATAATGAACATTTTCTTAGTGACTTGTTGGAAAATGCTGCAGAAGCATGTGGAGCACATGTTCTCCAAACTATGTCACATCAATTCGAACCTCAGGGTGTAACAGCTATTTGTTTACTTTCTGAAAGCCATATTAGTATTCATACTTGGCCCGAAAAAGGAGAAGCAGCTGTTGATGTATTTACATGTGGAGATTCCGAACCTAAGATTGCTTGCGATATTATAATTGAACAATTAAAAGCACAACATTATACTTTAGATTATATTGATAGATAAAATTTTGTATTATATTATACAAAATAATTTGCATATATAAAGTACGTTCATCCCTTTGGGACGGAAGTAAGACAACTTGGAACGGGTCGTTCATCTATGGAGACACTCATTCTCACATGCCTACAAGCACAACTAATTGCTGGTAGAGTTCATACGCAGGACATTCCTAGGCAAGCAAAGAATGATTTGATATGGGAGATCAAACAGATCTCTCCAAAGGAGTGTAAAATAGACGCAAAGGTTGACTGAAGGAACGCTCTTTAACCTAAACCACTAAGGAGAAAACCTAATGACAACAGCAACATATCGTGGCGTTAAGTATAACGTCGAAGAGCGTAAGCTCAATGTTCTTCAACTTATCAAAGAACAAATTGAAAAAGAAGTACGTCTAAAAGAGGCACAACTAGCTTCAATTAAATAAAATTATTTAAGGGGCATCTGCCCCTTTTTTAATGTGGATATGCATTATGCAATCCCCAATTCAAGAACAATCCAATTGAAGTAAATAGCAATAAACTTTTGATAAAAAGGGTACTCATTTTTTTTATTTTAATGTAATGTTAAGCCATGGTAATAGAGGAGGAATAACTCCAATAAGTCTTAATAATCCCTCAGCAAATAAAGAAAGAACCACCCAACCAACGCACATACTAATGATAGAAGCATTACGGTTGTGTCTTCTGATAGCATCATCAATCATCTCCTTACACTCTTTATGTGATATTAAATGCTCTGGATTTATTTGATTCATTGTATTAGATATTCAATTTTGTATGATAATGTATATTTATTTTTCTCTATTGACAAACCTAGTAAATTGTGTTATGATACAAACAAATGAGTTGAGGAGTCATGCAAGATTCATTGCCATCTTTAAAAAAAGCAACCAAAATGTTAACTAAAGCATTAGAAAATCCAAATTATTCACAAGATCAATACATAGAAATTTTAAAACGTAGGCACGAAATTAAAAAACTTAGAAAAAATCTTAAGAATTATGAACGAGCACACAAAGGATTTGGATACAACTATGCCCCAATCGAATCAGAAATCACCAGTGAAACTGATCTCAGTGACACCAGAAGCGGAGCAGATGATGGGGTACATAGCGAGGGTGAGCAACCCACAGAATCAGGAGAACCCTAATGTAGCTGGTCTGCTAAAGTATTGTATCAAGCATCAGCATTGGTCTGTATTTGAGCAAGCACATATGTCTCTAGAGATTGAAACTAACCGTGGTATAGCAGCTCAAATATTGCGACACCGTTCGTTTACATTTCAGGAATTTTCTCAACGCTATGCTGATACTAATCTAATTACTGAGAATATTCCTATTCCTGATCTGCGTAAACAAGATACCAAGAACCGTCAGAACTCTACTGATGATCTTGGAGATTATGTAAAACTAAAGTATCAAGCAGAAATTGCTGAGCTGTTTGCCCACGCCAACAACCTCTACAAGAGGATGCTGGAGGCGGGAGTGGCAAAGGAATGTGCAAGGTTTGTACTGCCCTTAGCGACGCCCACACGCATCTATATGACGGGATCTGTTCGTTCTTGGATCCACTATATAGATTTGAGGAGTGCTCACGGCACTCAAAAAGAACACATGGACATTGCTAATGCTTGTCGTGAAGTGTTCGTTGAACAATTTCCTATTTGTGCTGAAGCTTTGGAGTGGAACTAATGCCTACTTATCCTGTAATACACAAAGAAACTGGAGAGAAAAAAGAACTCTATATGTCCATGCCAGACTACGATCAGTGGCGTAAAGACAATCCCGATTGGGATAAAGATTGGTCAGCTGGCGTAGCTGGTGTTGGAGAAGTTGGAGAGTGGAGAAACAAGATGAGTAAATCTCATCCTGGATGGAATGATATCATGAACAAAATGTCAAAACTACCTGGATCACAAGTGGAGTGGTAATATGCCTAGAGCAAGAAAAAGAAATCAACCAGATATTAATGGAATGAGCGTTAAGCAATTGAAGAGAAGGAAACCAATCAATTATGATTACCTTCTCAACATTGAACCTCTTACAGATAACCAACGTGTTATGTTTGAAGAGTATGGTAAGGGACAAAACCTATTTGTCTATGGAGCTGCAGGTACAGGTAAAACTTTTGTTGCTATGTACTTAGCTCTTCGTGATGTGTTGGATGAAAACACTCCATATGAAAAAGTTTATGTGGTACGTTCGCTCGTTGCCACTAGAGAAATTGGATTCCTTCCTGGTACACATGAAGATAAGTCTTCTCTTTATCAGATTCCTTATAAGAATATGGTAAAGTATATGTTTGAAATGCCAGATGATGCTTCGTTTGAAATGCTATATGAGAATCTCAAGCATCAAGAAACTATTTCATTCTGGTCAACTTCTTTCCTACGTGGCACTACTCTTGATAAAGCTATTGTTATTGTAGATGAATGCCAAAACTTGAACTTCCATGAACTTGATTCAATCATCACTCGTGTTGGGGAAGATACCAAGATCGTCTTCTGTGGAGATGCAAGTCAATCGGACTTACAAAGAACAAATGAACGTTCTGGAATCATTGATTTCCAACGTATTCTTCAGCAGATGAAAGAAGTTTCTCTTGTTGAATTTGGTGTAGAAGACATTGTTCGATCAGGTTTAATCAAATCTTATATCATTGCTAAAATTAATTTGGGTCTATGAAAATATTTAATCACGTTGGTCTCGAACCAATTGAAATGAAAACCACAACAATTGACGGTAAACGACATTATATTACTCCATCTGGAAACAAATATAAGTCAGTGACCACCGTGATTAGTAATAATAAAAAGAAAGTAGAAATAATTAAAAAATGGAGACAAAGAGTAGGAGAAGAAGTAGCAAATAAAATTTCTTCATATTCAACTAATAGAGGAAATAAGTATCATAAACTTGTTGAAAATTATTTTAACAATGAACATGATCCAGAATTATATAAGGATAACCCATTAATCTGGATCATGTTTAATTCTTCTTTGAAAATTTTTGATAATATAAATAACATATATTTTCAAGAGGCACCTTTATATTCTGATTACCTAAAAATAGCTGGTCGGGTTGATTGTATAGCAGAGTATAACGGAAAACTTTCTATTATTGATTTCAAAACTTCTGCTGAAGAAAAAAAGGAAGAATATCTTTATGATTATTACGTACAAGAAATAGCATACGCTTGTATGCTTCAAGAATTGTATGGTTTGAAAGTTGAACAACTAGTAACAATTGTTGCTTGCGAAACAGGTGACATTCAAGTTAGTGTCGTGCCTCCTAAGAAAGAATATTTTATTAAATTACAAGAATATCTTAAGGAGTATGAAGAAAATAACAATAGAAAATTTGGAGGATAAATTTATGACGACTGCGAAATTCTCGCAGGAAATTGAAAAAATAGCAATCAACTATTCAATGAATTATATTGATGCTATTATTCATTATTGTGAGGCAAATGATATAGAAATAGAATCTGTTCCTAAACTATTATCTAAACCATTAAAAGAAAAACTAAAATACGATGCTCAAAAATTAAATTATATGAAAAGAACTTCAAAAGCAAAATTAATGTTAGTGTAATATGTCTGATTTTTTCAAATCCGAAATGGTTCGTGGAGACCTACAACAAATAATGGAGTTGCAAAAATATTGCTTTCAATCTGCTTCTGCTTTCCCTGTGCTAAGCAAGGAAAAAAAGATGGAGTATTTTGATGTTCTACAAACTCTTATAGAAAAGCAAAAAATATTTAATGCTAGGTTATCATTAAGTGATGACCCAGAAGCGATAGATATGATGAACAGTATGAAACAAGCTGCCGTTATGTTGGGAGCTAATCCAGATGAAAATATAAATGTAATGTTTGATCAACTATATAATAAAGTTTCCGAGATGCGTAGCAAATTGGAAGCCACGGGCACTTGACACCCAGCCCTTCCCATGGTATGATTATGTGGTGATGGGAGTCACACAAGCCGAATCTAAAAAATCCGAGGTAATCTTATGTCTTTTGCTGAACTTAAGCGCAAAAACCAAAACAATTTTGAATTTCTTCAAAAAGAATTGGAGAAATCTACAACCCAAAATAATTCTGATGACAGGCTCTGGAAACCAGAACTCGATTCTTCTGGAAATGGATATTCTGTTATTCGTTTCCTGCCAGCTCCCGAAGGAGAAGCTGTTCCCTGGGCGAAAGTCTACTCTCATGCCTTCCAGGGTCCTGGTGGGTGGCTAATTGATAACTGTTTGACAACTAATGGTGAGCGTTGTCCTGTGTGTGCCGCCAACACCAAGCTCTGGAATAGCGGTATCGAATCTGATAAAGAAGTTGCTCGCCAACGCAAACGTAAGCTCTCTTACTACAGCAATATCTATGTGGTGAAAGATCCAAAGAATCCTCACAATGAAGGTAAAGTATTCTTGTTTAAATATGGCAAGAAAATTCATGATAAAATTCTTGCTGCAATGAAGCCAGAATTTCAAGATGAAACTCCAGTAAATGTATTTGATTTCTGGGAAGGAGCTAACTTCAAAGTCAAGATCAAAACTGTTGGTGGATACTGGAACTATGATAGTTCAGAATTTTCTCCTCCAACTGCTTTGAGTTCTGATGATGATGAGATGGAACAAATTTGGAAGCAAGAACATTCGCTCGAAGCTTTCACTTCTGCTTCTGAATTTAAGAGCTACGATGAACTAGAGACTCGTTTGAATTCTGTCTTGGGAGCTTCTCCTGTTAATCGAGCAGTCCAGCAAGAAGAGGAAGAAGAACCAATTTCTGTTGCTGAATCTTTTGCATCTCGAAAAGCGTCTACTTCTTCATCAAATGATGACGACGATGCTCTCAGCTATTTTGCTCGTCTGGCAGAAGAAGATTGAAGTAAATCCATATAAAAAACTAAGGGGGCTGATGCCCCCTTTTTTAATTGGTTTTTTTCAAACTTTGTGATATGTAGTTGTTTGATTTTTTGTATAGTATTGTTGATTTAAAATTGTCCATGAATGAAGTTAGGTATTCGCCTTTTAGTAAATATATTTCTCTATTTTTTTCATTTTGTTCTTCTTCATATTCAAAAATTGTTACTGGTCTTGTGATTAAATTTCCTGCTACTTGAGTAACTGTACCATTATCCCAGTATTTGAATGGTTTATTTTTGAAATAAGAATCTACAATTAATCCTTTGTTTAATACAATATTACCACTAGAGTTTTTTACTTCGTATGTTTCGTAATGTTTTATCGTTGAGTATGGCGAGTCGTAATTTTTTTCACAATATGTTCTTAATTCATTATATGACATTGGCATAGCAAATCCAGGTGTCATCATATTATTTGTCAACACAATTACCCAATCTAAAAACGGATCATCGTATGCCTTATATGCTATTTGATCTAATCGTTCTCCTTCTTCTACTGCATACTTTGAAAAAAATACAGCATAAGAAAACATTTCTGGATTTACTTGATACCTTCTAAAGAAATTCTTGGCTACCGTATAGTCAGAATCTGAAAAAGGATATTTTATTGGCTTGTTATCGTATTGTATATTTGGAATATTTTTAAAATACATATCAATAACTTGCTCCAGCTTCGTTCGTATTTATATCATTGCCAAAAAGAATCTTAGTTTCTTTGAAACTTACAGTTAGTTGTGTTGCGACTGGTGATCCTTTTTCTCCTACCGTAGCGTATGAACCATCTGGTGTGTAATTTACTTCTACCCCAGCAATAGCACATAGCTTATATTGTGGCAAATAATCATGTAAATTAGAACCATTCATAAAACTTACTTTACATACATTGGGAACTTTTATTAAGTTAGGAGCTTTAAATGCTCCTAACACTGCTTGACCGCCAATATATGGCATAGATGCTTTTTTAAAACTATTGCATATTTGTCTTATGATTTTTGCTTCTTTATCTGTTCTTGGTGTCATTTTAAATGATAAAGAAAAAGTTCTTAAATCTTGACCTTGGTAAAGCATTTCTGTGTTTGGATTCAGTATAGTTCCAGAAATAGCACCAAGCATTTGATTTAAATTAATACTACTTCCAGTGTATTCATTTATTTGTTTTAATGTTTCATTATACACAAGATTTTTTACTGAGCCAGGAATATTTCCAACAAGTGTTCTAAGGTCGCCTTTGCCTCCCATAGCTCTCATTACTCCAACTGCTCCTGTGGCAAACTCTGCACCTCCCCATCTGGAACCATACTGAGCTTGTATATCTTCTGGCATGTATAATATAATAGGCTTAACAGTATCTGATGGTTGCATACCTTTTGTCTCTGCTACACCAGATTTACTATATGATTCATACCCAGATGCCCATAAATTATCAGTAAGAGTTCCTAGAGATTCTCCTTCGCCTCTTCCAAATGGTGGCATGTACTTATAAAATTCAAAGACCACATAATCACTTCTACTGTCTATATCTAATTCCCATGGATATCGTAATACAGTATCATTTTTTGATCCAGCTCGTACTTTAGGTGGATTTAGTCCCAAATTTCCGATAGTTATAACTTCTTCTTTACTTTCTGCAGCTTGCCTATTGGCTTGATTTGCTCTTGCTCCACCTGGATTTCCTGCCATTATCGTACTCTTTGCATGTCTGATTGGTTTTTGCCTTTGATGATTCTAGTGCCAACTAAACGATCATTGTAGTATTGTTTCATTTCTTCCCACACTAGTTCTTTGTCGTATGCTATAGTGCCATTGCCACGCATCAAAACAAAATCTTCAACTGGTAATAATATAGATGTTTGCCATTCTTGCTTGGCTAGATCTAGATAATATTCACCGCATCTATTCTTAAGATATTTATGTATGATTCTTTTAGGAATATCTACTTTGTTGTCTTGCAAACTTGCTATAATTTTTATTCTCTTTTTTGGTTCTACGTAGTGTAAGTTTGCTCCATAAAAACTATTGTTATCTACCTTTAACACATAAACTAGAGGAAACTTGTCATAGTAAGGTAGCTCTTTGGTTTCTGCTTTGTAATCAAAAAAATATAAATGACCAACGAAAACAGTTTTGCGATTTATATTTCTATCTTGGTAAATTAAATCATCTAATGCATCTCTTTTTTCGCTTAGTATTAATTTAGTTGGTTCTGCTGAAAAGTTTTTTGATAGCATTGAGATGTTGCTTTTATACCAACTTAATGACTTAGCTGATCCTTGCGTCTTATCTTTTATCTTTTCAAATATAGTTTTATAACTACTGGATTGTTTTATATTTTTGTTTGGGTTTGCATCTATATACCCTTTGGTTTTTTTGATTGCCTCAACCAAAGTGTACATATTCTTTTCGGTTGAATATCTTGGTATCCCGTATTTTGATGCTAAAGCTCTTATTTGATCTCTCGTGTATGTATCGGCAGACAATGCTCCTTCCAATTCATATCCAGTTAGATGAGCCCATCTTTCTGGATTTGTTTTTGCATATGGTTTTGGTTTTAAATTGTTCTTTTTTTGTGACACTTGTTATACCTTCAAATGATCTTCTGTTAAAATTATAAATTCCATATTTCTATCCTTGCAGTAGCTTCTTGCCGCCTTCCACTTAGCTTGATTTTTTACAAAAACTTTTACTTCATTTTTCCATGATGAAGTTTTTCTTTTTGGATTTGGGTTTGGACCTTCTACTTGCTTTTTTGGTTTTACTTCGATGATATATTTTTTATATTCTCCTGAGGAAGAAAGAACTTTTATATAAACATCTGGATAGTATCGATGATACTTTCCATCAGTGGGACATAGATAGGGAACTATAATTTCTTCACTACCCCATTCAATTATATTTGGAGTTGAATCACAATAAACAAATAATTTTCTTTCCCATAGAGATCTATATATGATTCTCTGTGGATTTCCTTTATATTTTTTTGGGTTTATTGGCTTGTATATTCCAGAATAAGCCATAAATATACTGTAGACCTTTATACTTATTTAGAGTGGCACCAGCATCAATAAGTAATTTTATTTCAGCTATATCTCAAGCTGGTGGCATGTCCATGACAAATGGATATGATGTAGAATTTAATTTTGGGAATAGGAATGATTTAAAGTCTTGGCTGATTAAAGTATTGGGATCCGATCCTTCTTCAACTGATAGTCCATCAAAAGCGGGATTTTTAATTCAACATTTATGTGATGAGGCACAATTACCTAACATACAATCTGCAACTGGACAAGTAACTGGAGTTGTTTTAGGTGAAGGTGCTGTAAGTTATCCTCACACAAAATTGTATAGTGATTTTTCTCTTGGGTGGATGAGCGATGCTAACATGACCCCATTAAAATTTTTGACAGCCTGGTATGATTACATATATGGAGAAGGAACTAGCCTTGATTCTGTTATTTCTGATAAAACACTTAATTTAGAATCTTTAAAATCCAAAAGAGCTAATCCTATAGACAGAACAACTAGATTAAAATTTCCATCTGAGTATCTTTGTGACGTTAAAATTACTAAAACTGAGAGAGGTAGGAGTGCCCCTAATAGTAGAGCACCTATTTCATACTTATTACAAGATTGCTATCCATATTCAATTGATGCTGTTCCTTTATCGTATGGCACATCTCAAATAACTAAAGTTACTGCCAATTTTTATTACAGAAAACATACGATTATCTACAACAATATTAGTGGTAAGTATACTGGATAAATAAATGTATTGAAATCATTAATAAAAAATGGCTTTACCTAAAATTGCAGTTCCTTCTCTTGAATTGAAATTACCTTCAACTGGGAAAGATATTAAATACAGACCATTCTTAGTTAAAGAAGAAAAGATTCTTTTACTTGCTTTAGAGTCGGAAGATGATAAGCAAATAACAAGTGCAGTGAAAGATCTAATAAAAAATTGTGTACTATCTAGAATCAAAGTAGATGATTTGCCTTCTTTTGATCTGGAATATATTTTTCTGAAGATTCGTGCTGCATCTGTTGGCGAGATTATTTCTATGAAAGTGACTTGTCAAGATGATAATGAAACTCAAGTTGATGTGGCTATTAATATAAATGATGTTGAAGTTTATAAACCAGAAGGACATTCAAATAAGATCATGCTGACTGAAAATACTGGGATGATTATGAAATATCCAAGTATGCAAAGGTTTATAGAATCTGAATTTTTGGGTAAAGATTTAAAAACAACAGAAGTATTTGATTTTATTTCTGAACACATAGAACAAATATTTGATTCGGAAAGTGTTTATGATTCTAGTACAACATCTAAAAAAGAGTTCAAGGAATTTTTAGATACTCTCACTGTACAACAGTTCGAAGCTATTCAAAAGTTCTATGATACTATGCCTAGATTAAAGCATGATTTTGAAGTTGTTAATCCATTAACAGGTAACACATCAAAGTATACTATAGAGGGGTTACAAAATTTTTTCGTATAGCACTCTTCCAAAATAGTTTGGAGGGGTATTACAAAACTAATTTTGCTTTGTTACAATATCATAAGTACTCTTTAAGTGAAGTTGAAAATTTAATACCTTGGGAAAGAGAAGTTTATATTGCTTTATTGAAACAATATTTACAAGAACAAGAAGCCAAACGGGAAGCAAATAAAAACAAATGAAAAGCTCCAACCAGTTTAAACTATCGAAAAGAATAAGATTAGTTGGAAAACTATTGGGCTACAACACTGCGTTTAGCATGTTTGGTGATAAAAAATTGGGGCAAGGTGCTTTTGGAACAGTCTATTCTACTAAAGGTAGTGCAGTAAAAGTATCTCATTCTAAAGGATTGAAAGCTCTTGAGAATGAGATACAAATGCTACAACAAACAAGTGGTATTGGAGTTGCTCCTAAACTACTTGGTAGTGGAAAAGGATTTGCTGCTATTCAAAAGTTTGACGGAGATACTTTATGGAATAACCTATCAAAAATAAAAGAAGATCCTGTTTTTGCTGACTATATTTTTAGAAAGATTGTAGAATCTGTTGGGGCATTACACAGGAAAAATATTGCTCATAGAGATCTTCATGCAGGAAATATTTTCATTACTAATGATTATCAAGTTAAGATTCTTGATTATGGACAAGCATTAAAAAAATCTGGCGCTGCATATTACGAAGCAATATTTGGTAGTAATAGTGATCCTAGTCAAGGTGCTTTAGGATTAATAGCACACTCATTTGAAAATACAAAATCGTATAAAACGTACAATAGAATCTTACGAAATACTGTTAAAATAATATGCAAACTTGTTGGTGCAGATCCGACGATTGTGTTTACAGACTATGCTGATATTGAAGGAGACGAAAAAAAAGAAACACTATATTTTGATGAATTACATAAGATATCTTTGCTTCCTGCTGGAAATGAAAAAAATATTATTTCACTTTTGTATAATGCATTAGATACAGCACTAAAAATTAATACAAAAAATCCTAAAAAGATACGAACTATTGTACCTAAAACATCTATTGCGTCTAAAACTTCTGGAATTGTTTCTTCTATTAATAAAAAATATCGATTCCCAGGAACTATTCCTCAAGCATCGGAAGGTGGAGTATTCTCTGGTCCCGAATCTGGATATCCAGTAATATTACATGGAACTGAGGCAGTAATTCCTCTCAATGATGTTAATCTTCCTCCAGCAAGATTCATTCAAGGTCAATCTGCAGTTTGGGAATTGGAATTTGAATCTGTATTAGATCACGCAGTATACTTTGCTGGTAAATCTCCATTCCCTAAAGGAGCAAAGCAAACAGAAGTATTAGATTGGCTTCAAGATACTTTAGGATTAACATTTAAAGAAATCCATGACCATAGAAAAAAAATTATTGATAAGATTAGAGAATTAACTCCAAGTGGATGGGGAGCTGGCGATGAGCTTACCTTAATAATTCCTAAAATAGATTCTGATTTTGAAAGAGAAATATACATGGAGTCTTCTCAAACTTCTGTATATAGTCCTGGAGAAAAATTTGTTGATGATCAAAAAGAATTTTTAGATCAAACACTGTCAAATGCAGAAGAAGCACTTGACGAAACTGCATCTGATATTATGGACATGATTGATGAATTGCTGAAACAAGATCAGGAAAAGCTTAATAAATTTAAAGAAGAAGAAAATGCAAGACTTCAGCAGAAGTTAAAAGAAATTCGTGAAGATTCTGAAGAACCAGAAGGATTAGATGATCTATTGAATGATATTAAAAATGAAGACGATGACGAAGAGGATGATTCAGAACCAGAAGGTTTGGATGATTTATTAAATGATGTTATTAATGAACCATCGTCAGAAATTCCTGCAGATGCTTTAGACGATCTTCCAGAAGGAATCAGGGAAGCATTAGCTAAACATGTTAATAAAAAAACTGGCAAACAAACAATACCAACAAAAGAAAAATCTGAAAAGAGAACAGGAATTACTAACACAAAAATATATAACTTTTTGTCTAAAGGAATTATAGAAGTACAAAACAAATTAAATTCTATTGATAGTAATATACAACATCAAAATTTATTACTACAAAATATTGTAGACATATCATTTGTTACTTTACAGAAAGTTGAAGAACAAGATGAAGTTTTAGCACATAAAATAGATGCATTAACTGATGCATTTGTCAGACAAAATAGTATTGCTAAAGATTTATATGATAAACAACAATTGGGACGTAGTGAATCTGGATTAGAAAGAATTAGAAAATCTGCAGGCTTAGAAACTCCGTTTGATACTAGAAAAGATTCATCAAAATCTGGTCCAGGAATGATTAGTAAAATCAGGAAATTTTTCCAGACAAATGTTGGTAAGTATCTATGGAAAATGATAAGAGGATTTTTACCAAAAAGATTAGTAAACTTACTTGGTAAAGTTAATAAAATAGTAACCTTACCTTCACGAATAGCATCTAAAATATCTTCTAAAGCATTAACAAGTATAGGTAATAGATTTGCTCCTAAGATTGCAACTGCTGCAACTAACAGAGCAGTAGCAAAGGGGTGGGAACACATAGCATTACCTGGAGTTTCTAGGGCGGTTACTCAAGGTGCTGACAAACCAGCTGCCAAAGCATTTTCTACTGGTGGAGATAATATTTTAATTAAAATATTAAAAAGCAAAAAAGTTCAAGAAGCATTAGTTAAAAAAATAGGAAAAGAAGGTGCAGAAAAACTATCTGTTAAACTAGCTGGTAAATTAATACCTGGAGTTTCTACCGTTTATGGTCTCGGAGAAGGTCTTGCTCGTATGGCTATGGGCGACATTAAAGGAGGGTTCTTATCTTTTGGTAGTGCTATTCCAGTTGCTGGGTGGGGATTTGCTGCGGTCGATGTGTTGAGAGACATTGATACTCCTGCATATACAAAACATATTGAGTCTAATCTTGGAGCTATTACTACTGGAAAAGGAGATGAACATATAGCAGCATTTTTTGCTGATGCTTTGGGAGTAACTGATGGAGATTATGAACGAGGAGGACTTACTAAACCTGGAACAGCTATGCTTCATGGAACTGAAGCAGTTATTCCTAAAGATAATATCACTCCAGTCGATCCAATTGGGGGTGTGTTATTAGCTGCTACTTCAAATTATATACAAAAAGCTGGACCTGTTGCAAATTCTATTGCGCCTACTATAAAGCAAGCGATTTCTCCATTAGCGAAAATATATGGTGTGCCAAATGTATCTGTTAGTGCTCCTATAGGAGGTAATATATCTTCATTATCTTCTGCGATGAAAAATGTAAAAACTAAATTAGCTGATGAAGAATTGACTGGAATTGAAAAAGAACTTTTAGAAACTTCAAATGCTGATATGTTTTCTGAAAGACTCTACAAAATGATAGATCCATCTGGAAAATTTTTAGATGTTTTGGAAAAGTTTAAAATTAAACTTTTAAATTTTAGAAACCCTTTACTACCTCCTGGTACTCCAGGAGAAGTTGGAGCAGAACCATTTGTTTTACTTAGAGGCAGTCAAGATGATAGGCAGCCAGGTATTGATTTTACATTAAAAGGAACACAAAATAGAGCTATTTTTTCGGGAGAAGTTATTGAAATTGGTCATCAATATAATGAACAATCACAAACAGGTTATGGAAATTATATAGTAATAAGATCAACAAATCCAGTAGATGGTTCTGAAGTTGATATGCTATACGCTCATTTTCCTAAAGGAGAAATCAAAGTCAAACAAGGAGATAAAGTATCTGTTGGTCAAAATCTTGGTAGAATGGCAACAAGAGAAGAATTTAATAATCCAGCTACAAGAAGGGAAGTTGGTAGTGGTACTGGAGCCCATACAAGTTTAGATTTTTTCCAAAAGGGAACAAGAAATACACCCCACCCTAAAGCAACACAAATTGGAGACTATGTTTTAAAAGAACTTCGCAAAGGACCTGAAGGTTCGATTGAAAAAGCAAGACAGCAAGCATATCAACAGCAACAGGCTCAACGTTCTCAACAACCATCTGGCAATTATGATGTAATTATACCTTTAGATCACGTTAAACCAGGAAATGAAAATAAAATTCCTGATACTCGTGGAGGCAATACTTTTAAAAATGCTTCTGCTACAGGTGCTGCTGGAAGAGAAAGACAACACCAAGATAGTGCTGCATCGGTAGTAAAATCAAAACTTGAAGCAAAAGGATTGCGAGTTAGAATAATAACACCAGAAGAATTTGGAAACTATCAAGACTACGATAATTTTATTACTTCTCAAGCAAGTAAGGGAGTGAGAGTAGTTCCTTTACATTTTGATGCTGCAGTTGGGCAAGGAGGAACAGGATTTCTAACTAGGATTGGAGCTGGAGATAGAGCAGATGCTTCTTTAGCTTCTCCAATTCAACGACGACTTGCAATGTTTCAAAAATCAAATCCTAAACTTGGTAATTTAGGACCAACTGACACTCAAAGTAATGCTACAATTAATAGAGCTGGATTATCTCCTGCGACATTAGTTGAGATGGGATCTATGGTAGCTTGGGAAAAAGAACATGGTAAAAACTTTACTGCATCATCGAAGTTTAATGAACTTGCTACCCATATATCCGAAGGAATTTACCAAGGAGGTGAATTTAATAAAAATATTTCTCCTCCTTCATCCAATCCGAGATTTGAATCTATTCAGGGATCGGATAAAGATAGTGATACTAAATTTTTAATCGTGAATCAACCAACTGCTCCAGTGATGAATGGAACAGTGTCTGCAGTGTTTAGAGAAGAGATGCCTGGAAGATGGATATCAGAATCTGAATTGCCGTCTAGCACTAGACAACTTTATATACAACGTCTTGGTAGAAACTAAATAAAACTATAAGAGGTAAACCAAATGGCCGCTGGATTAGAAACAGCTACGGATACTAGGGGTTATGTAAATCCTGTTGGTAAAGTAATACATAAAGTTCTTGTTGCTAGACAGTTAGCCGAAGATGAAAGAGAGTATGCTGAGAAGAAAGCACTAGAAGAAGGAACGACGCTAGAAGAACTGGGAATAAAGAAAGGACACTTTTTTAAAAAAGCATTAAGACATGAATTTGGTGGCGAAGCATTAGGACAAAAACTTGATAAAGTAAAAAAGATTGTACACAATGTCAAGCTAGCAAAGAGAATTAGAAATAATCCAAAAGCGATTGGTGCTTTACTTAAAAGAAAATTTGTGGATGTTGAAGTTGATCGTAAAAAATCTAAAAGCTTTAGAAAATTATTTGATTATACTACTGATTCATCTAATGTTATTCCTAAAAGTAAAAAGATTCCAAGTACAGCAAAGAAAATTAAAAAAGCTACTACTGGAAGAAGCAAAAGGATATCGAAGGAAGAACTATTTAATACATTTAATGTACTCATAGATAGTCTGAATAAAACAGCAGAGAAAATAGCTGAAAATAATAATGAAGTAAGTGCTGGAATTATGAGAGCATCTGTTGCTCAAAGTGATATCGCAGAACAACTGAAAACTAGAAATAATATAATAGAAGATAAATTAGATAGATTAGTTGATGCAATTAATAATCAAACCCAATTTCAAAAACAATCTATAGATAAAGCAAAAGATATTCAGCAAGAAAATAGATTAGAAGCTATTAAAGATACTTCAGCATCTGAAGTTCCTGATAATACTACAACACAAATTAATGAATCTCAAACAAATCAAAGTATAACGCCGACTACAGCAATAACTAATGTTCAAAATATTTCTGTTCAGTCTGCACAAAAATCTGAAATGGAACATATGGAGGCATATGGTTATCCAAAAGCAGAAAGAGGTGGAATATTTTCTGGCCCTAACACTGGGTATCTTGCTGAATTACATGGTAATGAAGCTGTGATTCCATTAGATAATAACTATACTAGAGGCAAAGCAAGTGCAGTTGATGGTATAACAAGACCAAAACCATACGAAACTGGAACTAGACATTCTTCTATTGGTGGTAAGTTTGGATTTGGTATCACTAATATGACTGGAATTGCTGGAGGAGGAACCACTGCAAATTCTAAGATGACACAAACATTAATGGATACCATGAGTATTCCTATGATGGCTACTGGAGGAACTATTTTAGCTACCACTACAGAAGTATTGAAAAGAATGGGTTCTTCTGGTGAAAATATTTCCCCCGAAATAGAAAAAATATCAAGACCTATTGCTGATGTATTTGGGTTGCCATCTAGTATAACTAAAAAAGCTAAGGCTGGAATAAAAAAACCTACAGCAGAACGTGAAGATTCTTATGGGAAGAAAGATATTATAGCTAGACTTACTGAAGGATTTTCAAAACTTTTAGAAAGCTTTGGTAAAAAAGTTGATGAAATTCCTAATAATCCTCCCCCACCTCCAGGTGGCAATCCTGATTTATCTCCAGTTAGTCTACAAGGAATGAGTCAAGAAGACACAATTTTATTAGGTAAAATGTTAAATGCTGAGGCGGGAACTTCACAAGAAGGAACTGCTCACGTTTTAAATTCTATTTTGAATAGACAAAGGCAAATAAAACAAGGAATAGTAACTCCAGAAGCATGGGGTATTACTGGGAAAAAAGCATCTGAGGTTACTATACGTGATATTTTAATGGCTGATGGTCAATATAGCCAATCAATACCAAAACTTCCTGGTATTACCAAAGAACAAGCTCTTACTTCTTTAAACGCTGGTATTAGAGGAGGGGGATTAGATCCAGCTCAAATAAAACAAAATGCTATAGCGTCTGGGAAATCGGAAGCAGAAGCTAATGCATTAGCTTTATCTGAAACTTATTACAATCCAACAATTGCTGACAGCATACCATTCACTGATCATATATCTGGGGCACCTTTGCCAACTGCTTCTACTGGAAATAAACATAAATTTCTACAAAGAGTTTTCCCTATAGGAACTCAAGTTGGATCTTTAGCTCCAGTACAACAAACACCTACTGCTCCAGTAGCTCCAGTTGATCTTGGTCAACAATTTACTAATTATGATACGGTTATTCAACCTCATGTGAAAAAATATTTTAATGTTCCTGGTTATGGTAAAGTACAGGCTTATAAAACTACTATGGGATTTGATTTCTATAATTCAAAGAATGAAAAAATTAATATGAATTCTAATACTGTTCAGGGACCAAAAATATTGCAAGCGTTTGAACAATATATGCAAACAGAATCTATTAGTAAGCCAGATTCTAATAATCAGTTATCATTTGCTCCTCCTACACCACAAAGTTTAAATCCTTTACAACAAAGCGAGTCTTCTCCTTCTTCTAATATAATTGCTTTGGGTTTACCACAAGGAGGAACCCAATCAAAAACAGCATCTACTGTTAGTCGTCAGGTTGATACACTTGGTCCCAGTGTAAATATATTAAATAGTAGTGGATTATATTTAAGAGATGGTTTAGCATGAGAGAATTACCATATTCTTCAGATTTTTTATTAGATAGTGTTGAAATACAATTGATAGGATCAAATACATTCAAAAATATTTCTGATCTAGTTATTAGATTTGATTATTTTGAAGACATATTATATCCAACTGTTTCGGGTAGCCTCGAATTGGTTGACACTGGATTTAATTTAGTATCTAAATTGCAGGGCTTTGAAAAAATTACAATAAAATTAACAGACTATTATAAAAAATCTCACACATATAATCTTAGAGTTTACAAAATCTATAACAGATTTACTGGAGATCGATTCCAAAATTATAAAATTGGTTTAGTATCTTTAGAAGCATTAGTTAATGAGGGAATACGAATCCCAAAAACATTGAGTGGAAAAGCAGAGACCATTGTTGAGAGTATTTTAAAAAATGATTTGAAGACAGAAAAAGAATTTTTTTATGACCAAACAAAATTTAATATGAAATTCAATCCAGGTAAAAAAACTCCGTTTACTATTATAAATTCTATGCAGATTAAATCTGTACATAAAGATAGTGCAGATACTTTATCAAATAACAATACGAAAAAAACTAATGGAGAAAAATTATCTGCAACATCCTTATTAGATTCTGTAGATTCTTCTGCTGATAAAGCAACTGGTACTGGTGGCTTTTTATTTTATGAAAACAAAAAAGGATTTAATTATAGATCTATCGATAGCTTATGTTCATCTACTAATAAATTTAATGGTTCTCTTCCAGTAGGAACTTATGTACAAGAGAATGTAGATCTTGGTGGACCAAACTCTAATAAAATATTAGACATTGATTATGTTGATGAGATAGATATAATGACAAAATTAAGAACAGGAGCATTCTCTTCTTTAATATGTTACTATAATGCAAGCACGGGTTCTTATGAAGAATATTCATATTCTCTTGCCAATAGTTATGACAATATGGCTCATTTAGGGAAGCAAGAAAAATTACCACACGGTCAAAAAGAATTGTCAAAGTATCCTACTAGAATTATGAGTGCAGTGATGGACCATGAAACATGGTACAATGAATCTGGAATAGCTTCTGCCGAATCTAAAGATAGAAATGGAGTTTCTTCCACTTCTTCTGCTCCATTCCAAGACTTTAAAAAATATTATATTTCTCAATCAATATCTAGAATAAATTCTTTGATGAATCAAGTGGTTAAGATAAAAATTCCAGGGAATCCTTCTTTAATGGTTGGAGATAAAATAGAAATAAAAGTTCCTAATCAAATACCATCAGCAAATAGAACACAAGCACCTTATGATGAAACTCACAGTGGTGTATATTTAATTAAAGAAGTTAATCATGCTTTTTCTCCTAAGAATAGGCAATCATTTACTTTTTTGACATTGATACGAGACTCTTATGGGAAGACCATTGAAAACAAGTAATAAATATAAAATAAAATCTCTAATTTGATATGGATCAATCATTATCATCTTTATTTCCTTTGCATCAAATAGGATCAGATGGGTTTTCTTGGTGGATTGGTCAAATAGAATCTGAGCGTAGTGCAGATCCAAAAAAAGCAGGAAGATATAAAGTACGAATTGTAGGACAACATTTAAAAAGTTGTGATAGTATGCCCACCGAAGAACTTCCGTGGGCAATGACTATGCTTCCAGTCACAACTCCTTATAGCGATTCAAATAGAACTGGAGCATCTTCTAATTTACATATTGGAGATTGGGTAATTGGTTTTTATTTAGATAGTGATGAAAAGCAAATACCAATTGTCATGGGATCAATTGGGCATGTTCCTGGGTCAACTGTAGTTGTTAATCAAGATCCAAATCCAGGTGGGCAATGTAAATCTTTTACTAGATATGCAACTGATGTAAATCCAGCAACAGATTTACCTGCATCAGAATCGGACGGTAGAGCTGGAGAAAATTCTCCGTATGAAACTGGATCAAATACTATGGGAGGACCCCCTGTAGCGAGTTCTAGGGCGGGAGAAGAGGGTGGTTGGCCTTCTGCATTGATGGGAGCGTTTGGAGAAAATTCAGAAACAAATCCAACTGGAGGGAAATTTTGTGTAGTTGTTGCTAATCCAAAATGTGGAACTGAAAAGAATTTAAAATCATCTTTAACTTATATCATTGGTGATATGCTACGAGCAAATCAACAATCAAATGGACAGTTAGGAGATTATTATGTGAGCAAAGCTACAGGTGAATTGAATGAACAATTATCTATTGGAAGATATCATATTACTAGAGCTACTAGACTTGTGAAAAGTTTGATGGCTAGAGCAAAGGGAGAAATAATAACAGAGTTAAAAGGCGCTACTAAATCATTAATAGACACTGTTCTGTATGAAAAAGATACTTCAATCATACCAGAAGATATTAACAAACCTTTATCAACAGAAGAAAAAAATGCATTAGAAGGAGCAAAAGAAGTATTAGCTATTGCTGAAGCAAATAAAGACGTGGCAAGTGCGAAAGCAGCCATGGAAGAATATGATAGAGTTGTTAAACAAATAAATGCAACACGAGGTCATCCAGCTGTAGCTAAAAAGAAATCTAGAATAAAAGGTATTCAAACTTTATTAGACAATTTATTGAAAGAAATTGGATGTAAGATGGAAGATCTTACTGATAAATTAGCTCAATGGTTGACTGATCTTTTGCTGGGATACATACAAGATGCGTTCAATGCAGCTACTTGTTTAATAGATGAGTTAGTTAATGGAATTATTAATGAAATCTTAGGTTACATTGATACTTTAATCAATGATGTACTTGGAGGACTGCAAGCATTACTCGGTATGATTGCTTCTCCTTTAAATATTATAGGTAATGCACTTGCAAAGATACTAAATTTATTAGGAATTAGTTGTAGCGGTCCTGATGCTAAGTGTGAAAAGATTCAGGTTACTTGCACAGATTGTGCTACATCTCAAGAAGAAGGTGATTTCTTGGATAATTTAATAAAGTCAATTGAACAAGGAGATTTGGATTTTTCAAATAATATTTGTGATGAAGCTAAAAATTATCCACAACAACCACCAACAAACATTAGATTTATTGGTGGAGTTTATCAACCACCAAAAAATCCTAATTCAAATGTAGATACAGGTGATGATATTCCATCGGATAATGTGGAGTTACAAAACACTACCTATGGTAGTATAAATTATAGTTCTGAAGATATTGAAGTTTACGAAGGACAGCCAGCAATATTTACTATTACTCGATCTGGTAAAATTGATGTGAGCAGTAGCTTAACTTATAAATTAAGTCCACAGAATATTAATATAGGAGCTACTCTTGGTGCAGATTTTGAACAGGTTGAGACAAGCGGTATAATTGCTTTCTCTCCAGGAGAAACCACAAAAACTATAGAATTTAAAACATTTTTAGATACTGTTGATGAAGGAACAGAAATATTTGAAGTAGAATTGGGAGAGTCAAGTACCCCAGAAGGATGTTATGCTGTGTTTGAAACATCGGTATATTTAATATGCACAATTAAAGAATTGATTCCAAATGACGACGGAAACATTCCAGATAGTTCATCTCCAGCAGATACCGTACCTTCCAATCTTTTAGTTAGTGATATACCTGGAGGATCATCTCCTAATTTGACAATTGTTGAAGTTCCAACGTATGATGTGACATCAGATAAAGAAATAGTTTCCGAAGGAGAAACTGTGAAATTTATTATAACAACTACAAATGTTTCTGATACCACTGT